GGAAATCGTGAACCGCGCTGTGACGTGGCGGCCAATCTGTTCGTAACTCCCCACTTGCGTTGTATAGGTAGCTGCTCCTCCACTCGTGCCAGATAACCCCGGCGTCCATGACCCCGCGTTATAGACCGGAAATCCACCATTGGCGTTTGTAGCATCTGCCAGGGCGGCAGCAACTCCCGCCCCTGGTGCCACCGTTGCTAATCCCCCAAAAGATGCACCGTTCGTTTTCAAGCACGTCGTAGCAACTGCCCCGGCGGAAGTCGTGCAATCCCCGGTGAGCGCGGGCATTTGCGTTGCAGCAACACTGCCTGAGATATCCGTGAATGCGGGCTGCGTGGAAGACGGTACACCTGAAGTGGAGATCGCATTGATCCACTGGTGTGCCACCGCGACATAGCTTTCAATACCCCCAAGCGTCGTAGCGGTAGGGTTGGGGAGTTGCGTAGCCGCAACGGAACCTGAAATGTCGGTAAATGCCGGTTGTGTGCAAGTCGTAGAACTAAGTGTTGGAAACGCTTCGGCCCATTGGTGCGTTGGACAGGTGAAAGAACTGGCACCGTTCAAATCGTACCACGAGTTCACCATGTCGATGAGCGTCGTGCGCAACGTCGACGCAGTGATACCCGTCCCGCTCGCCAGGTTTGCACCGATCTCGGTCGTCAGGACTGTTTTGGTTTTCTGAGCATACGCAGGCCACGGCAACGCCAGAACAACAAAGAGCGCGAAAAGTAATTTTAAGTTCTTCATCATGACGCGACCTGCTGTAGATATCCGAGTTGTTCCATACGCGTAAACATATCGCCAACCTTGAACCCGAGATACGAGTTGCCGGTCAGCAGGATCGACATCTTGCGAAAAACAATTGGTCTATGTGGGTTGACCGGCACGGTAGAAAGACCCGTGACTGAAGTGCTCCATAGGAAACCTCCCCAGATCGCCGTGCCCCACTTCGCCCCGCCGCTGTCCAGCGATACCGACACCGTATCAAGAACCGTGCCGTCAGAAGTAATAAACTGCACGCCGTAAGTCGAATTGTTTGAGCTGCCGACCATGTTGATCGTGCATTCCAGCAGATTGTTCTCATTCATCTGCTGGTTATCGGGCAGCACCGCGGTCTGCCAGTCAAACATCAACTGCGTGCCGTTTTCAATAAACGTGCTGCTCCCCGACTGCACCGAATCGGATTGCCACAAAACAGCATTCACGCCGGTAAGGGTTACAACAAATGTATTGCTGTAGGCCTGCATCAACGCTGAATCGCAGGTATGCGGACCGCTCCAGCATCCTCGACTGATTGTGTACCAGTATTCAGTATTGACGACGCCTGCTACCCCCGTCGTCTCCAGCGCGATCCGCACGGTATCCGCGTTGCACGCCATCGCTGCTCGCGAAGGAACAGCGATCTGGATAAATGGAACGGTGACACCGTTGCCAGCAAAACCTACAGGGTCCGACACAGCGGAATTGAACCCGATGAGCCGGATGCCGTCAGCAGCGATGAACGCCAGCCCCTTTGGCGTATTGACGATCCCGTTCGGCGAAAGGCAGGTTACCGCAACCGACATCTCGTTCAACGTCAGCGGGTTGGATGTCGATGCCGCGTCCCCCGTGATCTCCCACATCTGCGCTGACTGCTTAAACACGATCAGCGACTGGATGATGCCCCCAGTCAGCTGCGAGTTTAGCGGGAGAGCACCTAGCGCGACCAACGGCACGTTGTCGCCAAACGTGATGACGTTGGTGCCTAGCGTGACTGTAAGCGGGTCTAGCACATCGGTGAAAATGACCGATGGAGCAGAAGGGAAGTTGACGATGTAGTACGCGCGCTCGCCAAACTGCTTGACGCCTGACGGCACCGCGGGAAGCGCGTTAACCGCTGTATTGCCCGCGTTCCACGCGGGCGAAGCAAACGTAGAAATGTCAAACCAGCCAAAATAATTCCCACCCGCTCCCGTATATCCTGGATGGGTGACGATCATTTTGGACCCGATCAGGTCCATAGTTGGTGGGGTCCAGGGTCCAGATGTTGGCGGACTGACTGGCGTATTTGCCGCGGTGATCCCACTGACCGGTATAAACGTCTGCGCGACCATGTCGTAGATGAAAGGCTGGTCGTGTCCGGCATTAGCCGACGACGCAATCATGCCGTAAACGCGGGTTCCGATGACCTTTATCACCGAAATAAAGCCGGGGTTCGCGGTGCTAAACCCCGTGCTGAAATCACCGGGGTTAAAATCGACATCGTCGAAGTCACCGATGACAGTCTTGAAGTCGACAGCCTTTATAGCTGCCGGCCGACAAGTCCACACATTCTTTGTCGTGATGTCAGGAATGAGGTTAGTCAACTCCGACATCGCGCCGGGGAACACATTGGATGCGTCGAGCGCATCGGACAGCCCGGTGGGAGAGAACCTAACTGGCTGGGCGTTGCGGAGCGTCACTCACCACCCAATATTTTTTGTATTGGGTAGACGAGACCACTGGCTGTTTCCAAAGTACCTGCGATCCAGCGTCACGCGCTTGGTCCCCGCAGTCTCCGGATCGTCCTTCATCTTGAGGTATTTGTCGAGCTGCTCAGTGATCGCTGCCTCGCTGAACTCGGCGCCAGGTGCCCGCCGCTGGTCGTTGGTGATCCCCATCAGGGACGAAGCCGTCGCATTGATCAGGTAGTCAGTGTTGGGGAACCACGGGATCGTGGTTGAGCTCTCCGGCGTCACGATGTCCGCCATTTGCGGGTTGTAGCGCACCGTCGCGGCATAGGCGCCGGCCGCGGGCACCCACACGTAGAGCTCCATCGGCGACTTTGAGACGTCGATATAAAAGGCATAGGGGTAAGCCGCGTTGCCCGCCTGCTGGACGAACTGGTCGAACTCGTCCTGTTCGTACCCGATCATGGTGTAGGGTACACCGCTGATGAAGTAGAACGCGCCCTTCTTGTGCGCGCGCAGGAAGTCAGTCGGCATCAGATTTGGCCCGCAACCGGCGACGTACCCGTTGCCAGTTGCGGAAGTGTTGAAGTTGAAAGTGTACGACTTCCGAATCACGTCGAAGTCGTAGTTCTGCGCCAGCGACTGCAGGACGTTATTGAGAAACTGGCCAGCCTGCGACGTGTATCCGGGGCACTTTGCGATCTGGCACGCGAGGCTAACGATCTGCTGCGCTTGTAGAGGCATCCCGGTTGCCCGCCTTCTTGATCAGACTATCCAGGAAGGCCTTGCATTCGGCCACCCTTCGCTTGCCTTCCTCGAGCGTGTCGAAGGCTTGTTTCTTTTCCTTCAGCTCTTGTCCGGAAAGTTTGTGCTCACGCCGGTTCGAAGCTATGGCCGCCGTCCGAATATTATCGTCTACTTCGGCCAGCCTCCGCGCCATGTTGGCGACCGACTTCTCCTCGATCTCCAGTTGCCGCTTCGCCGGCTCCTGCGCGTAATAGGCCTCCGCGCGATCGCCAACAAAATTGAGCTTCTCGAGGATGACGTTCAGCCCTTCCACGTTGATGTCTTGCGGCACATACGTCTGGAAAACCACCGATCTCCCAGCCGCGTATTGCAGATTAACCGAGATCCCAATCGTGGGACTTTCCGTCTTCCCCTTTGCGTCGTCCATCAGGCCCTCAAAATATGGGAGATAACCCCTCCATTGGCTGCAACCCCTTGGCTGCGGCTCTGACGGTAGAAGTTCTCCGATTTGCCGTCAACGACTGACTGGTGCCGCCACGTCGCCTGCATCATCTCGAGGATAACCGAGGCTTCGCTCTCGCGCACCGTTTTGGTCTGCCCCTGGAAAAGGATCTTGCCATCGAGCATCAACCGGTCTGCGTAGGGTGCCAGATCGATGGTGATGTCGACCATCGGCTCGACAAGGCCGCCAGCGCGGCGTTCTTCAAGCTCGAGCTGCTCGAGAAGCTGTGCTTCGGCCAGCCTTTGCCGTTCACGGTCGACATTGGCTTTTGCCTTGGCGCGGAGCTCTGCAACCTTCTTCTCGTCGAGGATTGAGGTGTCGACCACCATCTTTGGCCCGATCGAGCCCTTTTTCTTGTCGTCAGCCATGTGTTCTCCTTACGAGTGCGCCCAACTGCTACTGCCGTCGGCAATGGATTCTTTACTGACCACAATTGGCCAGCCATTGTGGTCGACCCCAATATAATCACCAGGCTTCATGGTGATGAAGCCACGGCCGCCGGGGAGATATACCCTGCCCGTGGCCGAAAACCCACCGGGTTCAATATAATGCGCCGGGTTGGCCTGCTGCTTGATCAGCGCGGCGATCGCTGCACGGTCAGCGGCGGCGCTCTGCGGGTTCCAGCTGAGTGCCGTTAGCGAGGTTGTCGCTCCGGTTCCGAGGGTAATCGTCGCCATCAGAAAACCTCTTGTGCGTCGGGGGAGAGAGGCGGGGCCCGGCCCCGCCTCGTGGGAGTTATCAGCCGAAGGTGGCAGAGAAGGCGCTGAGACTTTCGATCCTCATGAAGAACTGGTTGTTCTCAATTAATGTTCCATAAAATACTTTCCACCCGATCACACGCAGCTGATTGAGCGGATCGGCTT